TAAGACTAAAGTACTCGCTGCTTTTGGTCAGTTGGTAGATGTTATCTTCGGCACTGGGCAGTTTCCAATTGGTGTTAGAGAAACGATGGTTCCAGAAGGCGTGTCAAAGTACCGACACCTCGACCTTTCGCCGGGGGTTGAGACAAGTATGCCGCAAGAAGTAGAAGAACCCGTAGCTGAAAAAGAAGAAGTTGCAGGCCCGTTTGATGTAGGTTTTGAAGGAGACGGAAAAGTCTTAAAGGCTGGAGCTACATTCTCTTCAGGAGAGTCAGCTTTTGAAACAGCAGTTAAAGAAGCAGAAGAAGCTGGAACTTTAAAGTTTGCTGAAGGCCCGTCTACTGATCCACAGGGCTTAGAAATTGCACCCGCTAAGCAGGCTGCTAGAGAAATGCAGAAGCTTATTCACGATCAAATTGAAGAGTCTAACGGCTCTGCTGAATTACGTAACGCTATCTTTGAAGCTGCGTTGTTTGGTACTGGTGTTGTTAAAGGCCCATTCAACCATAATAAAGTTCTTGGGCGTTGGGAAAAAGATAAAGAAACAGGCGAAAGAACTTACAAGCCTCTTTCAGTAAGAGTGCCACGTATTGAGTTTGTATCTATTTGGGATTTCTTTCCAGACCCGAATGCAACTACAATTGATGATTGTGAGTTTACTTTTCATCGTCATAAGTTCAACCGCACACAGCTCAGGTCTTTAGCAAAGCTTCCATACTTTAACAAAGATGCTATACGCGAATGTCTTGCGATGGGGCCAAACTATGTTGAAAAAGATTATGAGTCAGAACTAAAAGACGACCAACAGACAGAAGAGTACGGCACAGGGCAGTTTGAAGTTCTAGAGTATTGGGGCATCATGGATGCTGAGTATGCTCGTGAAGTAGGGATGGAGCTTCCAGACGAGGTAGACGATTTAGATGAAGTACAAATTAATGCTTGGGTTAGTAACGGTAAGCTTTTACGTGGTGTTATTAACCCATTCACACCTTACAGACTCCCATACAATGCCTTTTCTTACGAGCGTAATCCTTACTCTTTCTTCGGTATTGGCGTTGCTGAAAATATGGACGACTCTCAACAAATAATGAATGGTCATGCACGTATGGCAATTGACAACCTAGCGTTGTCTGGTTCAGTAGTTTTTGACGTAGATGAGTCTGCTCTAGTAGGTGGACAGTCAATGGAAATATACCCCGGCAAGGTGTTTAGAAGGCAAGCAGGGATGCAAGGACAAGCAATCCACGGCATTAAATTCCCTAACACAACGCAAGAAAACTTGCAGATGTTTGACAAGTTCCGTCAGCTTGCCGATGAGCAGACAGGTATTCCAAGCTACTCTCATGGACAGACAGGCGTACAGAGCATGACTCGTACAGCTTCTGGTATGTCTATGTTGTTAGGTGCAGCAAGTCTTAATATTAAAACAGTAGTTAAAAACTTAGATGACTTTTTGTTAAAGCCTCTTGGTCAGGCATACTATCAATGGAACATGCAGTTCTTTGATGGTGACTTGAACATTGAAGGAGACTTAGAAGTTCGAGCAATGGGTACAAACAGCCTAATGCAAAAAGAAGTACGTAGTCAGCGTTTGACTATGTTCCTTCAGACTGCTCAGAACCCAGCTATTGCACCGTTTGTTAAAATCTCTAAGATTGTTAGTGAGCTGGCATACAGCCTTGACTTAGATCCCGATGAGATCCTCAACGATCCTGAAGAAGCTGCAATCATGGCACAAATCATAGGAGCACAAAATGCTGGACAAGCAACTGGCGGCGAAGCTATCGCCCCTGACGGCCAACAAGGAACTATGGGAGGCCCTCAAGGAGCATCTCAACAACCTCAAGCACTTGGAGCTACAGGCACTGGCGGTGGCAACATCGGAACTGGAAGTGTTCCGCAAGCAGGGGAGAGTGAGTTCTCTGGTTAATCTGTTGCAATTAAAAGATCAAGTCCAAGAAGCTAAACAACGAATAGAAGGTTAATAGACATGCCAGAAAATAAAGATGACAGACGATATAGAATGCAGATGGAAGAGAAGAAACGTATCTCTAAACTAGAAGAAAAGACTGCAAAGAACGCTGCTGAGTACAACAACGCAATGGAATCAGGCGATGTTTCTCCTGAAGTAGAAAAAGAAGTAAAAGCAAAGCAAGCTGAGCAAGACATGGATCGTGATATGAAAGAAGCTGCTAAGCGTTTTAACTTTTCTGATGGCGGTGAAATGAAAAATGATCCTATGAAAGTAAAGTATAACGAAGGTGGGTCTATGCTTATGCCGCCTGAGATGGATCAAGACATGCCTGAAGATACCTACGACAACATCCCAGAAGATGAGATGGCTGCTGTAGAAGCTTCACAACTTCCAGACGCACAAATGGAAGAAGACTACGCAGGCTTTGTTTTAGGACAGTCTCTAGACGTAGAAGAACAAGAATATTTAGCAAGCGTTCTCACAACTGATGAGCGTTTGGGTGGCATCTTTGACAAGATTATGGATGTTGCAGGAGAATTTGCTGGCGAAGGAGCTGTAGAAGGCCCCGGAGATGGCACATCAGATTCGATTCCCGCAAGGTTATCGGACGGTGAATTTGTTTTCACCAAGAAGGCTACCGATCAAATGGGCGCTGATCAGCTACAAACTATGATGGACGAAGCTGAGAAAGCCTATGACGGTGGTTATATGAAGAAAGCATTTGGCGGTATGGTCGATGATGTTCCAATGGACGAAACTCCAGAGGAAGAGAAGTTAAACACTATGATGATTGACGCTAACCAGATGCCAAGTGTACGATAACGATAAAGCTACTTCAGGAAACTGAACCCTTTATCACAACTTAAATCCAGAGGCCACCTTGACGTAACAAGACCCTGTGTTATAAACGCGAATAATACAGCCACCTTGAAAACTGACAAGCCCCAAACGGAGTGTGATGTAAATGTCTAATGTAAACGAACAAATTGAAGAACCAACTGCCAACCCGTATAACTCGAAAAAGTCTTGGCACACGCAAGATGCACCAAGTAGAGGTAAAGCGGATGGGCTTTTCTTTGAAGAAGCACCTCAACCACAGGCCACCCGCCAACAAGCGGCCCCTTCGGAAGATGAGCAAGAAACCAAAGGAAGAACAAATTATAAGAAAAGATACGATGATCTAAAGAAACATTACGATCAGAAGATTGCCGACTTTAAACAGAAAGAACTCCAACTTACAGCAGCAGCAACAGAAATGCAACCAGCATATGCGCCGCCTAAGTCAACTGAAGATCTTGAAAATTTTAGAGAGCAGTACCCTGATCTATATGAAACTGTAGAAACTGTTGCACACTTACAAAGTGAACAGCAGCTCCAAGCTATCAAAACAAAGATGTCTGTGATCGAAGAACGAGAATCAGCTATTCAACGAAGAGAAGCAGAAGAGACTCTAAAAAGTAAGCACCCTGATTTTGAAGAAATTCGTGGTGATGAAAAGTTTCATGTTTGGGCTAAAGAACAACCCGAAGCAATTCAGGATTGGATCTATAATAACCCTGACAATGTTGGCTTAGCTATCAAAGCTATTGATTTTTATAAAATGGAAAATGGTATTCAAACAAGTTCTAAGCAAAAGACAAAGAAATCACAAGCTCCCAAATCTTCCGCAGCAGATATGGTATCCACACGGACTACTCAGATAGATGCTAAGGAACCAAAGATTTGGTCACAACGGGAAATTGCTAAACTGTCTATGGCTCAGTTCGATAAATACGAAAGCGAAATCGACCAAGCCGTAATGGAAGGCAGAATAGCACCTTAATTAAATTGTCTTTTTTAGGAGTAACACATAATGGCTTATAACCAATCGGACGCTCTATTCGAGCAAGGCACCGACACAGACGGTAACTTTGGCAACTCAGTAACCGGACAAACTAACAGCTTCTTCCTACCCTCAATCTTTTCTAAGAAGGTTCTTAACTTCTTCCGAAAGTCTTCTGTAGCTGAAGCAATTACCAACACTGACTACAGTGGTGAAATTTCTGGCTATGGCGATTCTGTAAAGATCATCAAAGAGCCTGAGATTACTGTTTATCAGTACGAGCGTGGCGCTGACGTAGCTCAGACTAAGCTGACTGACATTGAAACTACTTTGATTGTAGATGTGGCTAACGCATTTAAATTTAAAGTTGATGATATTGAAACTGCTATGTCTCACGTAAACTTTAAAGAAGTTGCATCTTCATCTGCTGCTTACGCTCTGCGTGATGCTTTCGATACTGGTGTAATTGCTAAGATGTTTGCTGGTGTTTCAGCTTCAAGCCCTAACCACATCCTTGGTAGCGACAGTGCTACTGACCTAGCCGCAGGAACTCTTGACGGCACTGGTAACTTGGACATTGGTTTCGGTTCTAACGAGCATGATCCTTTGGATGTCATGGCTCACATGGCGCGTCTTCTTGACGAGCAGAACATCCCAGAAGAAGGTCGCTGGTTCCTAGCTCCACCTAGCTTCTACGAGCAGCTCTCTCAGTCTAGCTCTAAGCTGATGTCTGTTGACTTTAATGCTGGTCAAGGCTCTATCCGTAACGGTCTGGTATCTTCAGGCAAGTTGCGTGGCTTTGACATGTACAAGTCTAACAACGTACCCGCCACTTCTAACGCAGCCGGTCAGATCCTTGCTGGTCACGTTAGCTCTACTGCAACTGCACAGACTATTACCAGCACTGAAGTCCTCCGTGACCCAGATAGCTTTGGTGACATCTGCCGTGGTCTGCACGTTTACGGTGCTAAAGTACTGCGTCCTGATGCACTCGTATCAGCGTTCTACGGTATCGACTAAGCAACAAACTAGAGATGAGGGGTGTAAAAGCCCCTCTGATCTTTGAGAGGTAACATGGCAATTATAGGAAGTAATTCAAAACCTTTAATGATTAAAGGTAAAAAAACAGGGAAGATTTTAGGTGACACAGGAAGTTGGTACAAGCCAGAGAATAAAAAGAAGTACGAAGATAATTATGATGCAATCTGGGGCAAGAAAGAAACAGCAACTTTAGAAACCACACAGGCTAAATAAACATGTCAACATCCTACTTAGATCTAACTAACGAGCTTTTACGCGAACTGAATGAAGTCACTTTAACGGCTGGTTCTTTTGCGACATCGGTAGGAGTTCAACAACATGTAAAAGATTCTATCAATCGTGCATACTTTGATATTATTACTCAAGAACCACAATGGCCTTTCTTAGCTGTTGATGAAAGTGGTGAAACAGATCCCATGTACGGTAACGCCTATGTCCAAACAGTTGCTGGCACACGATGGTACGAACTAAAACCTTCTAGTGATAGTATTACTACTGACTTTGGTTCTATTGACTGGGACAATTTTTATATAACTACAGTTGGCGTTGATGGAGAAACTGCTCCTTATACTGCGCGCAACCTCCGCTTCTTGACTACTGAAGAGTGGAAAGACTTTAGACGAGTCTCTGAAAATTTAGATGACGCTGACACACAGCAGTACGGTCAGCCTAACGCTGTAATCAGAAGCCCAGACTCACGGAAGTTTGGACTCAGCCCTATCCCTGATAAGGCATACCGCGTGTGGTTCTATGCGTGGGCGCTCCCTACAAAACTTGTAAATTATGGAGACTCTGTAGTCTTTCCTGAGATGTACACTTCTGTTCTTTTAGCTAAAGCCCGATACTACATCTGGCAGTTTAAAGACAACCCTCAAGCGGCAGCATTCGCATTAGATGACTTTAAAAAAGGAGTTCGTAGTATGCGTTCTAACCTTATTGAAGCTGCGCCGACTATTATTAGCGATGACAGAATGAGATTCGTATAATATGGCAGCTTCCCAACCTTATGGTATCTCATGCAAAGGAGGTTTAAACACTAACCTTAACCAGCTTGAGATGCTTGCCCAGCCCGGATTAGCTACAAAGCTTTTAAACTTTGAAGTAGATCCTGATGGTGGCTATCGCCGTATAAACGGCTACGCGCCTTTTGGCAATACTAAGCCAAATGGAAGTAATAAAGTTCTAGGACTTGAAGTTTACGCAGATGGAATTATAGTATGTTCAGGTGATGGCATTTTCTTTAGTGTTGATGGAGCTAGTTGGTTGCAGATTAATAGGGCTTCGGTTCATGCTAACGGCGATAACTATTCTACATTTACTGGAAGAAGCTTAGACGCTCGAACAGGTCAGCTACAATCTAGCTTCGCGCTGTACGAAGGCAACACTAACTACGGTCAGATTATTATTTGTGACGGAGTAAACAAACCTTTTTACTTTCACATGGAAGGTACTGGAGCTTTAACTACTCGCACTTTCTTTGCAGAAGAAATTGTAGTAACTAGCACTCACGCTCCTTCTACATGTGCTGTGCATGACCATCACTTAGTAGTTGCTGGAGCTGGCGCAGCTAAAGATACTCTTTATTACAGCCATAACTTTGAGCCTGAAAACTTTAATGGCTCTGGAGCTGGTAACATAAAACTATCCGATCAGGTGATTGGACTTAAAAGCTTTCGAGATGACTTGATCATCTTTTGTCGTAACAGTTTACACAAGCTTATTAACATTAATGATTCTAACAATATTGCTATTGTACCTATTACACAGAACGTAGGTTGTTTGAGTGCCCAGAGTATTCAAGAAATTGGCGGTGACTTGGTATTCCTAAGTCCAGATGGCATTCGTTCTGTTGCTGGTACATCTCGTATTGGTGACGTTGAGTTAGGTTCAGTAAGTAGACAAATACAATCCATTACTTCAGACGTTGCCAAGGCAATTGATACGTATACAATAACAAGCTCAGTGTTAAGAAGCAAGTCTCAGTACAGATTATTTTATACTATAGATGGAGAATCTATAAAAGTTGCTAAAGGCATTATAGGAACTTTAACTGCTAACGGTTTTGAATGGTCTGAAACAAAAGGCATCCAAGCTACTGGCTTTAAAGCAGGCTTTAGTTCAAATGGAGTAGAGAAAGCGTTTCACGGTGATGGCGATGGCTTTATTTATAATCATGACAAAGGCAACAGTTTTTATCAAGACGCTGTAGCTTTTAATATTGAAGCACAATATTCAACACCCAATTATGACTTTGGTGATATTGGAACTCGAAAGACTTTACATTACGCAAAAATCTCTATTACGCCTGAAGGCGAAGTTCAACCAACACTTAGAGTGCGTTACGATTACGAAGACCCCGCAATACCTCAACCGCCTGATTACGTTTTAGACTCTGTAACTTTTCCAGCTATTTTTGGAGTCTCAGTTTTTGGAGACACTATATTTGGAGCAAGTAACGACCCAATGCTTCGACAAGCCATACAGGGTAGCGGTCATGCCTGTAGCTTTAGAATCAGCAGCGTAGACCAAAGTGCGCCTTACGCAATTAACGGCTTATACATAAATTACGTCCCAGCAGGCAGGAGATAACCCAGATGGCAGGAACAAGTTATACACGACAAAGCACTCTTACAGATGGCGATACTATTACAGCATCGCTTTTTAATGACGAATACAATCAATTAATAAATGCTTTTGCGTATGCTACGACAGGCGTAACTGGACACCAGCATGATGGTGGGGCTGGCGAAGGCGGCAACATCGAGATAATTGGTGATCAAGATTTTAAAAACAAAATTATAGTTGACAGCACCAACAACCGCTGGAGCGTCTTTGTAGAAGTAGGCGGCACATCCGTTGAACAAGTACGCATTGAAGACGGTGTAGTGTACCCTGTGACCGACAGTGACGTAGACCTTGGCACAGATGCTCTGCGTTTTAAAGCCGCTTACATTGACAGCCTGACAGCTACTGGCAATCTTATTGTTGGTGGAACCCTTGTGGTTACAGGCAACGTAGATTTTAATGGCGACTTAGATGTAGACGGAACAACTAATCTTGACGTTGTTGACATTGATGGTGCTGTTGACATGGCTACAACACTTACAGTAGCTGGCAACGTAGATTTTAACGGCGACCTAGACGTAGACGGCACAATAGAGTTTGATGCTATTTCGGGTACTGGAGCTGTTACAGTCACAAACATCCTTGACGAAGACAACATGTCAAGCAATAGCGCAACAGCCCTAGTAACTCAGCAGAGTGTTAAAGCCTACGTAGACGCACAAGTTACTGCACAAGATTTAGACCTGACTGACGGCACAACAACTATTGCAATTGATTTAGATTCAGAAGCTCTGAGTGTGTTGGGCGGTACTGGTGTTACTTCTACTGCAAGCGGCAATGGCGTAACGCTCGCAATTGATAGCACTGTAACAACTCTAACAGGCTCACAGACGCTAACCAACAAGACCCTGACTTCTCCTGACGTAAATACTCCTGACATTGATGGCGGTACAATAGACGGTACTGTAATTGGAGGTGCTACAGCCGCAGCGGGTTCATTCACTACAGTAGGCGCTACAGGAAACATTACAGTTGGTGGAACTGTTGATGGTCGTGATGTTGCTGCTGATGGCACAAAGCTTGATGGCATTGAAGCAAGCGCAACTGCTGATCAGACAGACGCAGAGATTCGCACAGCCGTTGAAGCTGCTACAGATTCTAATGTGTTCACAGACGCAGATCATACTAAGCTTAATGCTATTGAAGCTTCCGCAGACGTTACAGACGTTACTAACGTGACAGCCGCTGGCGCTCTAATGGACAGTGAAGTTACAAACCTTTCACAGGTTAAAGCTTTCGACTCTACTGACTATGCTACGGCTGCACAAGGCACTTTAGCTGCTGCGGCACTTCCCAAGTCTGGTGGAGCAATGACAGGAGCTATTACCACAAACAGTACCTTTGACGGTGTTGATATTGCTACACGCGATGGTGTGTTAACTGCTACTACTAACACCGCTAATGCTGCGCTTCCTAAAGCTGGTGGGGCTATGACGGGCACTCTTGCGCTTGGAGACAGTGTAAAGGCTACGTTTGGTGACGAGCCAAACCTAGAAATTTACCACAGCGGTTCCCATTCTTTTATTGAGGACGTAGGTGGCGGCAGTTTAATTCTTAAAGGCGGCCCACAGCTCAAACTGATGAACGACGGCGAAAATGCTTTACTTGCTCAAAAAGACGCTGGTGTAACGCTATATCACAACAGCGTAGCAAAGATTGTAACAACTGCAACAGGCATAGACGTTACTGGTGATATTGTACTAGGGGATATTAATCCTACTATTACATTTAACGATTCAAGTGTCACTGATCTTTCACACGCTGTTTTTTCATCTAGTAATAATTTACGGTTAACTTCTGATGTATCTGGTGTTGATGCTGGCTCTAGAGTTGAAATATTTGATGGCTCTACAGAGGTTGCAAGATTCTCAGCAGGTGCTGTATTAGTAACGGGCGAGGTAGCGGCTACATCACTAGACATCTCAGGCAACATAGACGTAGATGGCGTTACTAACTTGGATGTTGTGGATATAGATGGCGCTGTAGATATGGCGAGTACCCTTCAAGTTGATGGGGCTATAACTACTGATACTGATCTAACTATAGCTTCAGCCACCCCTGATCTGGTCTTATCTTCTCCTGCGGCAACTTGGTCAGGAGGCGAAGATTTAGGAGGGGTTTCATGGTACACCAGAGACACAAGCGGAAGTGGGCCAGATAATGTAGCAAGGATATACGGAGAAAGTAGTAATTCGAATACGCTCCCGAATGTTAGCTTACATTTTCAAACAGGCCTTGCGGGTTCTATATTAGACCGTTTTGTAATAGATTATGACGGCTCACTATCCACCCCAACCGCAGGAACCTCCAATGTCCGCTTTGGCGTAAACGCAGGTAACTCCATTGCAAGCGGTGGTAATTATAATACTGTCGTGGGCGATGAGGCGGGTACGGCGATTACTACGGGTGATTATAGTACGTTTGTAGGTTATGCCGCAGGAGATGCTACTACTACGGGGCTTGATAATACGGCAGTGGGTGCATTGGCATTAACGTCTAATACTGTTGGAGCCTACAACGTAGCTATAGGCCAAAGCGCACTACACAACAATGTAGACGGAAGTAACTCAGTGGCTATTGGTAGGCTTGCACTCTACGCACAAGACCCTGCAAGTGCTGTTGAGATGTATAATACAGCAGTCGGTTATCTCGCAGGAACAGCAGTAACCACTGGCGTTCAAAACACCCTCATCGGTGGTCTTGCAGGGGATAGATTAACAGATGCTGATGCAAATGTTGCTTTAGGTTATCAAGCTCTTACGCAAGATAGAAAAGGCAATACTTCTGTTGCTATTGGCGCTTACGCTCTTACGGCTCAAGACTTTAGTTCAAGTACTAATTCGTTT